TGATATCCTGTAATTCCTCCAGTTGGCCTCTTCTGAAAAGACGCAATATTCTTCCTTTGGGTTTGTCCACCACAGCCCACCTAAAGGATAACCATAACCACCGATCACATGGATGTCCAAGTGTGGAGCATCCCAAGTGACTACGCGGTGGTTCTCGTAAAGATTCATGATGATCGTCTATTAAGGTTTGAATGTTCATATTTTTTAGCTCAAAAAAAAGGCGGCCATAAGACCGCCAGAGAGGGAGACAATCGTTACTTTACCCAGGGTGGGTTAGCTTTAGCCGTAGACGCTTTCTTAGGTGCGGGTTCTGCTCCTAAATCGCTTTTTAAGTCTGCAAATGGTGACTTTGGTATGCTTGATGGAACGGCTCTCCAACCGCACACCTCATTAGCATCATCATACCCTTCAGATTTACTAATCTTAACCTTAATTTGCAGCGTATGACCCGACAATTCATCGGTATCCCGCAAGCGCTCAAGACCAATGGCCCTAAGAATCTGGCCTAACTGCTCAAAGCCAATCTGTACGGCTACTGGGTTGTCATTAACAGTATTGATGTTTCCAAACACAACACGGCCTACATGCTCAGGGCCTGTGATGTCATACCTTATGTTAATCATCTCACCACCTTTCTTAGTGGGTTTAATCTCGGTACGCATCATCATAGCGGTGTACCAACCCGCAGGAATTGGCGTAAAGTCGTTGTTTCGCTCTTCGCGCTCAGGTACTGATGAAAGTTCAAATACGTTGTTGAGTAATGCCATTGTTATTCACCTATTGTTGTAATTGAAAAAGAAGGACGCCCTGGTTCCATTGTGATGGCGGCGCTGAGTGTATGTATCATCTTAGGATCAGCGGATTTCCATGCGGATTGAATCACTTCAGGTTTCCACCTAAAAAGATTAGCCAACTGATCAGCATAGCCGTTTTGACCTGCAATCGCTAATAGCTTCTCAGAATCAATCTTGCGGTTCATTCTGCACACGGCCTTGATGGTGTATACATCATCTTTGTGTGAAATGGTCCCTTCATCTTGCTCCTGTATCTTCAGATGTAGCTTTAGCTGATCCTCAATAGATCGGCGCTTTTCTACCGCTATCCGCTCCGCTTCCTTTGCCGTGATCCATTCAGTTGCTAATCTATTTATCATCATTTACCTCCAATCTTTTTAATAATAGCTCCTAAATCAGGCGCTTCCCATGCCTCTAGCTTTCCTGAACGGTCTTTAGCTAACCAAAGCCCGTCAGAATCGCACATCAACGCACGAGTAGATTCACCATCCGCGTTTTTTTCAACCCTGAGCGCAAGCACTTCATCAAAGAAGTACGGAAGCAATTGTCCTGTTTTATTACCAGGCATGGAAGGTGCATACAAAATACGACCCATTTCATCTTGGGACTTATCCAGCTTGGCCGACATATACACATGGCGGTTCGGCAAATCACGGAACGAGCGAATAATGTCCGTCATGGCTTCCTGCATAGCCCCATAAGCCTGTCTAGGATCTTTCGTTTGCTTTTTCTCCGTGTTAAGCACTACCTCAGCAATCTCACTAATTGAATCAAGTGCTACAGATTGATAACCTTCTGCTTCCTTAGATTCTGTCAACCACCCATAAGCCTCTGTAAGGTCCGTCATTGAACTAATTTCTATAAAAGGTATGTCCGCATCCGCAATGGATAACAGACCGCCTTCAGCGCTTAGAACAATTGGGTTAGGTAAAGTAGGTATGAGCGAAGTTTTTCCGCCACCTGCTTGTCCGTACACGAGCAACTTAACCCCGTTCGCGTGTAGCCCGGAAGTTGTCTTTAGATTGATACTCATATAAAACCCCATGATTTTTTTGTTTTAAGTTGCGAAACCATGCTGATGGATATGTCATAATCAGCAGCAATTTCTTTATAAAGTCGCTCGTCATCTCTTATAGCAATGACTGCTTTTTTTGTAAGCTTTTTTGAGGCTCTCAGCTTTTTCATTTTGTCCTTGTTATTGTCGCTTCTGCAACCAAGAAAAAGATGATTTACGTTGCAACAACTTGGCACATCACATTTATGAAGAACGCACATTCCCTCAGGAATTTCTCCATATTCCAAGATCCAAGCAACTCTATGAGTTCTTTCATTCTTGCCATTTTCGATGGCAATCTTGCCGTGACCAAATGGCTCTATATAACCCATAAAAATAAAGCATCCCGCCTCAGGAATAGGCATTAATTTTTCGTAAAGCCTTTCCTTCAATGAATTCTTACCCATATTTATTGCTCCTTATGTCACGGTTTGCACGATGCAAGTTGTGACGGCAGTTGAATCATAAGACTAATTCATATATGCTGTCAACACTTGATTAACATTTTTTAACAGGGGAATTACACATGATGACGCTTGAGCAAATTCGATACGCTTTATCAGATCGGCGCTTAATGATCGTTGCAGAGGCTACAGGGCTACACTACAACACGGTTAAAGACATTGCGAAGCGGCGAACTGTCAATCCTTCTTATGTAGCCGTAAAAGCCATTAGTGATTACCTAGAAGGAAGAGAGAATGAACCTAAATAAAGTCCCACAAGAATTAAAGGAATTAGATCGTTGGGTTGTGTGGCGCGATGAAACGGGAAGAAAAATTCCTTATGACGCAAAAACACTCAACAGTAAAGCCAGCTCAACGAACCCAGAAACATGGGCCAGTTATGATGAGGCTTTGGATGCTTTTTCAGAGCGTTATCAAGATGCAGACGCTTATACGGGCATTGGCTTTGTTCTAAACGGTGATGGGATTAACGGCGTAGACATTGACCACTGCGTAACAAACGGTAAGCCCTCACAAGAATCACTCAGCCTCATGGAGCATCTAGGCGCGTCCTATGTTGAGATCAGTCCTTCAGGGCATGGTCTTAGAGCGTTTGGTATCGGTACACCATTAGCACAAGGTTGTAAGGGTACATGGGATGGCCTGAATGTTGAGCTGTATTCCAACGAGCGTTATTTGACCCTCACAGGTAACACAATTAAAAATGAAGGCGCACTTAGGGAGCTGAACGGCTTTGAATCGTTAGCGTATGCTATTAGAACAGACAAGAGGATTGATAAAGCTACAGGGGAAATCGTTAATGTACCGCAAGATAAGCGACACGCTGAACTCGTCAGGAGAATCATTACAGGAGAGGTTTATCATGATTCCTTGCGGGATCTTGCTGCCTCTCTTATTGGTGGCGGTCTTCATCCTGGCGCTGTTGTTAATCATTTGCGCGGTCTTATGGATAGCTCCGAGTCTGTTCATGATGATCGGTGGGTGTCCAGACGCAAACAAATTCCTGATCTTGTAAGTTCAGCTAAACGTAAGTACCAAACGATTGATCCGTTTTCACAAGACTTTATTAAAGAAGATGAAGATCTATTTGATGCAATGGGTGCGGTGTTTGCTGATGAACTCCCAACAGAGTTTGTACCACCCGATGAACTGATCGAATCCGTTCTGGCATGTAGGACCATCAGTGTTCTTTATGGTGATTCCAATTCAGGTAAAACCTTTTTCGCAATTGACATGGCGTGTGCTATTGCTAGAGGTGTACCGTGGATGGATAGACTAACTGAGGCAGGGTTAGTGGTCTATTTGGCTACTGAATCCCCTGAAACCGTTAAGGCGCGTGTACAGGCTTATCAGAAGTATCACGAGTGTGTCGTATCAAATCTTTTGATCGTACAAGTACCCGTTAATTTTCATGAGGGTGATGTAGACGTTAATCGAGTGATTGCGCTTATTAAAGACGCTGAGAAAAGAACCAACACCACTTGTAAACTGGTCATTGGTGATACGCTTGCACGAATCAGCGCAGGTGCTAATGAAAATTCAGGTACGGACATGGGGCCAATCATGCAGAGGTTTGATTTTCTCATGAACGCTTTAGTGGCTTCTGTAATGGTCATTCATCATTCAGGTAAAGATGCAGCAAAAGGCGGAAGAGGTTGGTCCGGCATACGGGCGCACATTGATACCGAAATTGAGGTTGCTGAAAAGGATGGTATTAGAAAGGCAGTTATTACTAAACAAAGGGCATTACCTGGCAAGGGTGAAGAAATCTATTTTGATTTACATATAATAGAAATGGGACTTACTAAATGGGGTAAGGTGGCTAATACTTGTGTAGTTATATCCGCACAAGAACCAGATCCAGAAATTAAATTAAATCAGAAATTATTAGATTATAAGGATGTATTTATTCAGGCTTGGAACGCTTACGGTAAACCAGTATATAGTGATGCTCCTTATATTAGTAAACAGGCGTTTAAACAGTTTCTTAAGGTACATTGGGCAGACAAATCAGACCGTACAATCGAAAATGAGCTGTCTCAAAGCTACCCAGGAAGGCTCATAAATACGCTCATTTCACACGAAATTGTGGCGATAAAAGACTCAGGATGGATCGTAATTGATCCCGCAATGGCTTTTATTTTGATGAGAAAATAATCCCCCTAAATCCCCCTAAAGTCCCCCTAGGGGAAAAAAGGGGAACTTCCCCCTAAATTCCCCTAGGGGAACCTCAGGGGAACTAGGGGAACTTTCCCCTCCCTCCCCCTAAAACCCTATAGGGTTAGGGGAGGGGGGAAAGGCACGTACCCTCACCCAATTGGAGATAGGGAAAATGATCGAGATTGAGCTAAATTATCCTCCGTCCGCGAACCGTTACTGGCGCTGCTTCAGAAATCGCATGGTTCCATCCAAAGATGCTGTTGCGTTTAAAGCGCACGTTAAATCAACTGTAGGGGCATCCGAATACAACTTGACGCATGATGACGTGCTGGTCATAATAGAATTGCTACCGAAGTTGACT